ACGATCAAGATCACTGGGCGCATAAATCGCAAGGTCGATGGCGCGCGTATCCAGGAAATTGCAGCGGAAGAGGGGCTGGAGGAACACCTCTCTAGCCTCTTTCGCTGGAAGCCGGAGATTAATATGTCAGCGTGGAAAAGCGCTGACAAATCGATCACCGGGCCGCTTTTGCGCGGCATTACCACTCAGCCCGGTCGGGCATCATTCACTATCACAAAGGAATAATTCTATGGGTTTTCTTGAGGAAACTTTCGATATCAACGACATGCCGGTTGCTGAAAAGCGCAATTTCGATCCGGTTCCAGCAGGCTGGTACACCGCCGCGATTGCGGGTGCTGAACTGAAAACCACCAAGGCCGGGACCGGCAACTACATCGCCGTGCGGTTTGATATCATTGGCCCGGAGCATCAGGGGCGCGTGGTCTTCACCAACCTGAACACCCGCAATCCTAATCCAAAGGCGGAGGAAATCGGGCGCGCGCAGCTTGGTGACATCATGAGGGCTACCGGAGTTGCGAAGTTGGAGGACACCGACCAGCTTCTCGGCGGCAATCTTTCCATCAAGGTGACGGTGAAAGATGATCCGACCTATGGCCCAAGCAACGAGGTCCGGGCGTTCAAAGCGGTCGAAGGTTCGACGCCGCCTGTTGCCGCACCCGCTGCCCCCCCGCCTTGGGCAGCTAACTAAATAGAGAAGGGGGCCGGGGGGAGACTCCCGGCCACTTTCCAACTCAATAAGAAGGGGAATGAAATGAATGAAATGAACGAGATATATAGCCTGGAGTGCCCGCGATGCGGGGAACGAAATCTGCACCACAAACTCATCCGAATATATGGGAGATTGGAAGATGGACAGACTGCATACACTGAGATTTCAGCGGACGCTGACAACCCCAAGCAAACCCCTTGGGTCGATAATTTCCCGGAAAATCCCAGTCCACGGCGAGACGCTATCTCGATAGTATTTCAGTGCGAGCATCACAAGGGGAACCTGTCATTAAATATTTGGCAGCACAAGGGATGCACTAATTACAGATGGACGGAAGAAAAAACATGACAGCGATACCACCAGCCATCCACACCATCGCCAATCTGATTGACGAACACCACGCCGCCCAGCCGGACGAGCCGCGCTTGCATTTAGGCGGCTCCGTGCTGGGCCACCCCTGCGAACGCTGGCTCTGGCTGTCGTTCCGCTGGGCAGTGCGTGAGAAGTTCCCCGGTCGCATTCGCCGCTTGTTTCGGCGCGGTAACAATGAGGAGGACATCATTACGGACGATCTCAAGGCCATCGGCATTGATATCAACGCCACAGGCGATCAGCAGCGGTTTATCAAATTCGGATCGCACGTTGGCGGATCAGTTGACGGCATCATTGAGTCCGGCGTTCCCGGTGCTGAGAAAACCCGCCACATTGCTGAGTACAAAACCCACGCGCTGAAATCATTTAACGATCTGGAGAAGAAAGGCGTGAAGGATTCCAAGCCGATGCACTGGGCGCAGATGCAGGTCTACATGCTCGGCACCAAGATCGAGCGTGCGTTGTATGTAGCGGTCTGCAAAAACGACGACCGGCTTTACACCGAACGGGTGAAGTATGACGCGGAAGCCGCCAAGAATTTGCTAGATCGCGGACGACGCATTGCCACGACCGAACGCATCCCTGCGCCGATATCAACAGATGCGAGTTGGTATCAATGCAAATTCTGCCCGGCGCATAGTTTTTGCCATGAGCGTCAATTAACCCAGCATGTGAATTGCCGCACTTGCGCTCAGTCCACGCCGGAAGATGATGGCACATGGTCGTGCGCCAGATGGGATAGCAAAAACATCCCCGGTGATTTCCAGAGGACCGGCTGCGACAGCCATGTGCTGCATCCCGATCTGGTCCCCTGGCCGATCAAGGACTCGAACACGTCGGCTGAAGCCGTGTATGAAATCGCGGGCAAGGACATCCGCAACGGGGAGGGCGATGCTTACGTTTACAGCAGCAAAGAACTGATTGCTGGTGGCGAGGCTTGCGCGGATGAAAATGTCCAGAAAGTGCGGGAGACGTTCCCCGGTGCGGAAGTTGTGGAGGTGCGGGATGCTTCGTGATTACCAGCAACGCACCATCGACCAGCTCTACAAATGGTTCAGCGATGGGCGCAAGGGCCATCCGTGCATTGAACTGCCGACCGGATCAGGCAAGAGCCACATCGTTGCAGCAATCTGCAAGGATGCAGTAACGCAGTGGCCGGAAACGAAAATCCTGATGCTGACGCACGTTAAAGAACTGATCGAACAGAACGCTGAGAAAATGCGCGACCATTGGCCGGATGCGCCGCTGGGCATTTATTCGGCTGGCCTTGGGTCAAAGCGGTTTGACGACATTACTTTCGGGAGTATTCAGTCGATCAGGCGCGTCGATCCCGCCGAGCTTGGTCATTTTGATCTGGTGCTGATTGATGAATGCCACCTCGTCAGTCACAAGCAGGAAGGCGGATACCGCGAACTGATTGACGCGCTGACGCTAATTAACCCGGCTCTGCGAGTGATCGGCCTGACAGCCACGCCGTATCGTCTGGGGCATGGCCTCATCACAGACGACCCGGCGCTGTTCGCGGATATTATTGCCCCGACCAGCATCGAAGAATTGATATTCAAGAAGTACCTTTCCCCGTTGCAATCGAAAATAACGGCGACGAAGATTTCCGCTGACGGCGTTCACAAGCGCGGCGGTGAATATATTGAGAGCGAACTGCAAGCAGCAGTTGACCGGAAAGAGATCAACGGGCCGGTCGCCGATGAAATAATTGTTCAGGCTGGTGACCGAAAATCCTGGCTGGTTTTCTGCGTCGGCGTCCAGCACTCCTACAATATTCGAGATGAATTGTTGGAGCGCGGCATTAGCGCAGCGACGATCACGGGCGGGACACCGAAAAACGAACGCGCTGAAATCATAGCTGATTTTAAAGCAGGCAGAATTACGGCAGTGACCAATGCGAACGTATTGACGACCGGGTTCGACCATCCCGATATTGATTTGATCGCCATGCTGCGGCCAACTGCGAGCGCGAGCCTCTACGTCCAAATGGCCGGGCGCGGAATGCGGCCCAAGGGCCACACCGACCACTGCCGCTTGCTAGACTTCGCTGGCGTGGTCGAAGCCCACGGGCCTATTACAAATATTGATCCTGGCCGCAAGGCTGGGACCGGTGAGGCACCCGTTAAAATCTGCCCGCAATGCGATTCAATCGTGCATTTATCAGCCAAAGTATGCCCGGACTGCGGTTATGAATTTCCACCGCCGCCCGAGTCGAGAGCTGTTCTGCATAATTTAGACATCATGGGTCTGGACACGACCGAAATGAACGTGACCGAATGGCAATGGAGGCGGCACGTCAGCCGCGTCAGTGGCAAGGAAATGTTGATGGTGACGTATTATGGCGCACTGTCCGACAAGCCGGTGAACGAATATCTGACCGTGATGCACGACGGGTATGCCGGGCAGAAGGCGCGGACTCTCTTCGCCAAGATATCAAACCATTGCGGGTCTGATGCCGACATGCACCACACCGATCTGACCAGCGCGGCAAAAGAAATGAACGAATGCGCTCCCCCTGGTGTCATAAAATTCCGGCAGGATGGCAAATTTTATCGCGTAACAGATCGGAGGTGGGGATGATGAGAACGGTTCCGGCAGGATACATATTCTACGAGCAGAATGAACCATCCATTTCTATCACATGGAGAGGGTTATATTTCGGGTTCTCCTTCCAAGGCTTCCGCCTGAGCTGGCCGGAAGACTGGTTTATAGAGAGGTTTCCAAGAGACTTTATTAAAGAAACTGGGTGGGTTGAATTCGGCCCGATTGCTGTCTGGTATACGTCCGGCAATATAGCAGTGAGGGATGACGTGATATGAAAACCGAACACGAGGAACAGCGCGAATTTGTCATGTGGATGCGTCAGACGCACCCGGTCGCCCGGATATTTGCCATCCCGAACGGCGGTCAGCGGAGCCGGATGACAGGCGCGAAGCTGAAGGCCGAAGGGGTGTCCGCCGGGGTGCCCGATCTGTATATCCCGGCTTGGCGCTGCTGGGTTGAGATGAAGCGTGAGACGGGCGGCAAGGTATCGCCGGTTCAACGGGATTGGCTGACATATTTGCAGAGCATCGGCGACACGGTGATCGTCGGGAACGGCTGCGAAGACGCCCGAAATAAAATTAAACTTTTGTGCAAATAGGTGTTTATTCCTCTTTTGAACTAGTGTATAAAATAGGGTAA